TCTCGGGGTAAGGGCGGGCTGGCACCAGTCGTTCACCAATGCCAAGCGGGAAAGTCAGGCTGACCGTCGGCAGCGTCTCGCCAACCTCGTGACTGAAGGTGATCGCGGTGACGGCGTTAAAGCTCACACCATCAATGTTCAGTTCCACCAGCTTGCCGTCCTGATATTCAATCTTCAGATCTTTCATTGCGTGCTCCTGTTACCAGATAACCCGGCCTTCACTGTCGAACTCTGTTACCGTTCCGCCCTTCTCAAGGCGTTGCTTAACCGAGTCGTGGCAGCGTTTGCATAACGACTGAAGATTGTCCGGGTCATGGAAGAGCGTTTCATCGCCTTTATGTGGCGTGATATGGTCAACGATGGAAGCGGACACTACCTGGTTTCGCTTGAGATGAAACTCGCAGAGCGGCTGCTTCTGCAACTGGTGGTAGCGGAGTCGGTACCAGCGCTTCGTGTTATAGAGGTTGTGCCAGAGTGAATTTGAGGCCATATTATTTCCATCACAACGCCTACCAGCCACCGCTGATAGTTAACTACTTGAAAGTTCTATTCAATAGCGAGGTGTCATATGTCAAAGTTAAGGGTTACAGGCAATACATCGATTAATAGTGAAGGCAACGGATTCAATTTTGGGCGAATGGACGGAATTAAAAGCATGGAGGTTTCAAATAACTATGCTGTAGGCAGTAAAGGCCATGGTTTCAATTTCGATACTGAGCCTGAGCCTGATTTAATCGCACACGGTATTAATCCTGAGGTGCCACGTGAATTACTAATGCAAGCAGCCCAAGAGATTAAAACTTTAGACCTCAGCGATGAAGGAGGAATCAGGAGCCGACTATCAAAGTTAAATTTTCTTGATTGGACTACAGCCGCTGCAAATATAGTAACTGTTGCCACCTTTCTTAAATCACTGACCAGTTAAAAGTTCAGTATTTTATGACTAGGCTCAAGGCACCGGGCCTTGTCATAATCTGCTCTTTACTAAAATTATTTAAGCAACTTTTAAATCTATCCTGTCAGCATGTATGATTTCTTTCTGAATAAAAATATAAAATACTGCACGGATTTATAACAGCCTTCTTGTTTTATGGATAAAACGTTCATGAGTACATGTCATGATAACTATTTTACTGCGTTGTAGTAGGCCTGCCAGCGGTACTTATCAAGCCGCAACTGACGCAAACACTCAGCAGACTCTATGTCAGCTTGCAGATCTGCATCGCTGTCTGCGCCAGCATTACTTGCCTTGCATGGTGGCTGCATCAAATCCGCTGATGGAGTTGGCAGCGTCGATTGCACGCTGGCGCAGCCGGACAGACTCATCATCAAAATCACAGCGGGTACGGTTCGGATTCTGAACATATTTCACCACGTCGCGGGTTATGGTTCGGTAGATGATGCGGCCTTCGTCGCTGGCCCGGGCAGCCGTCTGCTCGACTGGCTGAATGACCTTCTCAGCTTTGTCTTTCTTTTTGGCGGCCAGAGCGTTGATATGATCCGCATGGCCATACCAGCCGGAACGCCAGGAAATTGCTGCCGTAAATGATAAAGTCACCGCCAGCGCCAGGAAGGCGTACCGTAGTTTCATAACAGCGCCTCGGTTGCTCGTGTGTATCGCTTCTGGCGGTCTTCCAGCCCGTTCTGCCCACCGTTAATAATCTGCGTGACGCGCAGCAAATCGCCCGGATATTTCAGGCAGCCTTTGCTGGTATAGAACCATGCTGCAGATCGCGCCGCGGTGGCGTCTTCGGAAAGCAGTTCCGGCGAGCTCACAAGGTCGAGTTTCAGCGCGGCGCCGCAATCGCGGTAATTCTCAAGCCCGGTGATCTGGATGAGCCCGCGTCCGCGATATTTCCAGCCATCACCCGAGGCGTTATTACCGAGGCGCTTGCTGTAAACCAGATTGGCGATCGCGCGCTGACGTTCAAGGGGCAGCACCTTTTCATACGTGCGGCGGCCCAGCGTGTTGGCCTGATCCTGAGTTAGCCGGCCAGCCCGGACAAAACCATTAAGCGCTGCGATGCTGTAGTTGAAGTTCTCCACCAGCCTGGTAAAGCCGGTGCTTTCATGGCCGACCTGAGCAATGAACATTGCCTGATCGACCGGCGCAGTGATGCCGTAATCACGCATCGCCGCATCAATGTGCGGAAACCAGCGCGCAGCCAGGCTGGCGCTTAAACCAGCCGCCTGCTGAAATTGTTGTTGGTTCATTCGGGCCTCAGTACCTGAAACAGGCGCGCCACGTTGCCCCGGGCACGGAACACGGCGGCGCAGATGATTAAGTTGATGATGACCGACGCCCAGTGTGTGTGGACGTAAAAGTCGAAGAAGTAGCGGAACGGTACGGATGCATACGCCAGGATAATCAGGTATGCCAGCCACGATGCCCACCAGCGATGCCGGGCTCCGGGTTTACGGAACAGCATCAGCCTCAGCACAATGGCCGAGCACGTCGCCACGTTGGTCAGTACCAGCGGATCACTTATTACCATTGGCTCCCCCTCTCCACCGCTGGAACCACTGCGCAGGGTCTTGCTGGCTGGCGAACGTCAGGATTTTAATCGTCAGCGCAGAGAGGATAACGGCCCCAAGTGCATCAAGCGGCTTGTCGCTGTATTCCGTCCAGCTGGCAAGCTTGGAGCCCACCAGCCCCGCACCGTAAACGCCAGCGATGTACGAAACAACAAAATAGGCGGCGCGCCGGATCAGGGTCAGGTCTGCCGCAGTGGCAACATAAAAGACCGCACCGGCAAACGCGCCAAAAATTACGCCATAATCTGTGCCGGTCAGCAGTCCATAGATGCTTGCACCAGTAAGCGCAGCCCCTGCCGCGACAGTTCCCGAAACCGGATCGGACATTACGCCCCCTCTTGTGTGTGAGTCCTCTCAGAAATGAGGGGAAAAATGCCACCACGGGGTGGCGTTAATATTTTATGTTTGCGACTGCTCCCGGAGTTCTTTAACCGTCTGGTTAAATCTTTCCAGCTCAAGCTCTACACCTATTGCACGCCTGCCAAGCGCATGCGCCGCTTTTATCGTTGAACCAGAGCCCATGAAGAAATCCGCCACGATGTCGCCCGGTCGGCTGCTTGCAGAAATAATCTGGCGCAGCATGTCCGCAGGCTTCTCGCATGGGTGTTTTCCTGGATAGAACTGAACTGGTTTGTGTGTCCATACATCGGTGTATGGCACAGCTGCTGTGACAGTGAAAGACCGCCGGAGATTTTCATATTCCTCCAGCAACTCAGCGTATTTTCGATTTAACGTATGCCAGGTCGCGACCAGCTGATGATGTGGTTTTTCCAGTTCCTGAGAAATATGCTTTTCTACAGCGATCTGAGTGAACAGGTTCTGTAACTTGAGATAATCGGCTTCATTCGGTAACTGCCACTGACTCGCGCCGAACCAGTGTGATGCCATATTTTTCTTTCCCGTGGCTTCGGCGATCTGCTTTGAAGAAACACCAAGCGCCTCGCGAGCATCACGAAAATATGAAATTAAAGGTGAGAAAATATGCTGCTTCAGCTCACTGCTCTTCTCTGCATACCCGTCTCTTTTAGGGTTGTACGGCCCCTGATAATGCTCAGCAAACAGAATGCGCTCTGTTGCCGGAAAGTACGCCCGCAGGCTTTCTTTATTACATCCTTTCCATCTGCCTGCAGGCTTCGCCCAGATAATGTGATTAAGGATGTTGAACCGTTCACGCATCATGATCTCGATGTCTGATGCGAGGCGATGCCCGGAGAATAAATAAAGGCTTCCGTTGGGTTTAAGCACACGCCAAAATTGCGCGAGGCACATATCAAACCAGTGAAGGTAATCTTCGTCACCTTGCCACTGATTATCCCAGCCGTTAGGTTTAACTTTGAAATAAGGTGGGTCTGTAACTATCAAATCGACGCAATTTTCGGGAAGGGTTTGGATAAATTCCAGGCAGTCAGCATTGATTAAATCAATACTGGGTATTTTTACAGTATTTTCCATAGATCAGTAAGCGGCACTCTGGTAGGCTCACTATGCTTTTGCGCTAAAGCAGTGGGCCCTGGTTCGCTTGTGATCATCAGCATAGGCGAATGGCTGGAGGGTGCTCCAACACCTTCCAGCCGCCCATTTCCACAGCAGAAAACCCCCATTACTGGAGGCGTTTGTAACATCCAAACTGGCATATCGATAACTTAGCCATTTCTAACTGAGTCAGTATGAATTGACAACGTGCCAGGCTCAGATGTGTATTCTCAGCTATCTCCCCGGCTGTTGCAGGAGATGAGCTTAATTCGTTATAAACTGCCTTTGCCTCTTCTGTCATATATTGCTGATTTTGCATGTCTTTTTATCCATAAAGGTGGGGTGACACACAGATAACTCTGGTTGGCATAACCATCAAGCTATATATACAACAGGCATAAAAAAACCCGCTCAATGGCGGGCTTTTTAACGGTGAACATACAACGCCCATCGTTAGAAAAATCCTACCCAATTTTTTTGAATTTAGCAAGCATCGTGTCGCTAAAATGTTTAATCAGGCTTCTAACGTGTGACTTCTCGCAGCATTTTTTCTGCGAATGTTTCTTCCTGCCAGCATTTCGTCACCAGCAGGTTAATGACGTCAGCAAACCCGCTGTACCACTGGTAATCGGTCATATCAGGTACCAGAATCTGCACCTGACGGCGCGCCAGAGTGGTGGGAAGACGTGCAAACCCTTTACCACCACATCGCTCACACAGCTTTTGCACCGGCACGCCGTGTAACTCGGTACGCTTACGGTCAAGCGCCGTTCCCCGTCCCGAACAGTCCCGGCAGGCCGTACTGATAACCCCCTTCCCACCGCAGTGCTTACAGAGTTCTTCCACTTCCTCTACGCGAATTGTCGCATCCACGCCTTTCACGCCAGGATGCTTCACCACCTCCCGACGCACGCGCTTAAACCCTTTTCCTTCGCAGTGATGGCATTCGCAGCTGCTGGCTGCCGAGCGGGCATAGTCGCTGTAGGCGAACTGAGCCAGACAAAGGGCCATTTCTGCGCGCGCGCGCTCACCGAGTTTTTTCATTACGCCGTTATTTAGCGCGAGCGCATATTTAACCAGGCCATCAATAGCGGGCTGCGGATCCTGAATGCCCATTTTGGCGAGGAAGAGGTTGAACCCCAGCGCCGCCTTAGACTGGACGAGGCCCTGTGCGGCCATTACATCCGAGATGGTCAGCGCGGCGCTGCCGGTGGCTGGTGTCTCATCATTTAGTTTCGGTGATTTCGGGGAATAGAACTTAGGTAAGGCTTCGAGGTTCATGTGTGGTCTCCACTCCACTTATGACAGCACGCCGATCGCGAGCGCGCGGTCTAAAAAACGAAAAATCAGCTCGAGCTGTGAGCCATATTTTTCTTCGAATGCCACGGTGTCCCGATGAAGCTCGTCGTGATGCCTTCTGCACAAAGGCAACACGAAAAGGTCATGGGCTTTGGTACCCATCCCGCCCTGCCCGTGGCCGATCAGGTGGTGGGGATCGTCTGCCCGCTGGTTACAGCATGCGCAAGGCTGCTGCTTAACCCAGCGGGTGTATTTCTCGTTTTCCCAGCGTCGCCGCTTTGGCCGCAGCATGTAACTTTCAGGCGACTCAGGGTCGATTGTCAGCGCAACCACCCGCGGCTGTTGTTCCTGCGGCTTGTCGCAGTTCATTAGCGTCTTCACGGCACGCACCAGCCCCTGGCCGATGACG